CAACATGGACTCGCGGAATTGATGAATGGTATAAGACCATCATGCCGAAGATTGAAAAACTTTCTGCTACAATCTTCCAAGCAACACATATTTCTGGTGCAACATGGATGGTTATGTCACCTAAGACCGCTGCTATTTTCCAATCATTCAATGCATTTATGGCAAAGGGTTCTAACATTGATAATGGTGGAATGGGTGTTGGTACACTTAATCTCGGCACAGTAAATAATCGTTATGATGTATTTATTTCTCCGTTGGTTCCCGATAATCAAGTTTTACTTGGATTTAAGGGTAATACGCCAGAAGCTACAGGCGCTATTTATGCACCATATGTACCAATTAAATTAGTACCCGTCACCTATGCGGAAATGCCAACCATTCAAGCGAGAACACGATACGCATTTGAAATTGTACGTCCTGATTTCTATGCTATCCTTAACATTTCTGAATAAGATATATTAATATTTAGAATAGCAAAAAGGACCGGATTTCTCCGGTCCTTTTTTGTTATATATATTCTAAAACCTTAAGATAACGCTCATATATTTTTTGATAATATTTAATATCTTCACATCCACGATAACGAAATGTACCTTTTTTAATTCCTTTTGCATTTTTAGCATAAGCCCAAAAAACTTTATATCCTGCATAAATATTATGGTATGTACTGGTATAAAAGTGTTCTTTACTTATACCAAGTTCATTAATATATTGTCCATGATATTTATAAATAATTTGGCAAATACCAAAAGCACTACTACCGCTGTTATTTTGAACCATTCTAAAATTGGATTCTACACTACAAAGAGCAATATAAAATCTAACTGTATCTTTATATTTATTTGGTTCGTTATCAAATATTTTAACAAAAGATTCGGCCACATCTCTTATATATTCATCACTATCAAATGGATTATATAACCTTACAAATTCTACTAATTTATTGATTTTAATACCTTTTTCAATTTCATTCTTATGTATTTTAGGTTTTCGTTTTAATTGTTTCATAATACATTCACGATCAGTTGGAAATTTGATATGTTTCGCTTCTTTTTCTGCATCTGGGCTAACCACAGATATAAAAAGGAATAGAAGCAGTAAGAATTCCTTAATTTTAACCACTCCCTAATAGGTTATTTCGGGCCATCCTCCATATATATCATCAATCATTTTTCCAATTTTAACTTTAAACTCTTCAAATCCTTGATTATTATTAATTAGAATATCAAATGGAATCTTTAAATGCTCTCTTTCTGATGAATGCCAAAATGATTTAGAACATACTAATTTTATTTTATTTTTAAATGAAACTGGCCGAATAGTTCTAATAGATACTAAATTGTATTGAGTATGTTCAGCGAAATTATCTAATTCAGTATATTCATTAACAAATCGACAATCAGTTATTACATAATCTTTAGCCATGTCCTGTTTAATTTTTTCAATAACTTTATTTACCCATATATTTTCATTATAAAATCTGCCGCATTCAGTTCCAATTCGTTGTAGCAGGATTCGACCTTTGTAATCCTTTTTTCCATCCCATCCGTAACACTCTCGCGCTATTTTCTTTAATTCGTCCGCTAAAGCAATTCTAACACATGAAGGATTTTTTGTCAATAAAACATCTGCAATAGTATCTTTTCCTGCCCTCATTTTACCGGAAAGAAGAAAAATATATCGTTGGACCATTGGTATTATTCCTCGAAAATATTAAAATATGCAGCTTGTTGATTATTATTTACATAACCTTTGGATTTATCACATTGACGATCTATATTAATTTTGTGCTTTGTATAATAAGAAGCAAACATCAGAACAAAAACATAATCAATAATACTACATTCAAAACTGGTAGGCATGATTTTAATAGCATGTGTAATAGGAAGAATTACATCAGTTTTATTTGATTGAATCTTATTCATATGTAAACAAAAATTACAAAATGCTTCAAATAAACTATTAAAAATATCTATTGTTTTAGATAGCATAATAGACATTTTAGATACTGAATAGAAATTATCAGGATATTCTTTCCAAATTTTCCAGTTAAACTCTTCTTGTAATTTTATAGTAAGATTAATTGTATCGGTTAATTGTGAAGTAATTGATCCCGACGTAATTAAATTATTAAATGCTATTGGAATATTATCTAGGTGAATCATATTCGTAGCTCTTTGTTTGCATTTTTGATTTATATTAGAAGAATTAAAGAAAAATTTAAAAATATTTTCATTTAAAGAATCATATTTTTCTGAATAAGATAATGTATTAAAATGATTATGCAATTCTCCATTAGCTAAAAATTCGCTATGTTCTATTTGAAGAATTAGATGTTGAGTAATAAAATGAAAAGCATCAATAAATTCTTCTGTAATATCATCATAATCTTTATCCAATTTGGCAAGTTTTTCTCCAATTTCAGAAAGTTCATCAAGTAATGCTACGTTGGTATATGTATAAAGAGTTTCATAATATGTATTTGAAATTTTTAAAATAATATTAGGATCTGAATCTAATGTAATTTGATGTCTTGAGCGTAAAAATGAGTTTATGTATTTATTCGCGAGATATTTATTATAGAAAAAGTATTGCATTTGCAATACTTTTCCCATAAGTCTGCTTCTTAAATGTTCTTTATCTAAAAATCCTTCTACATTATTAATGAGTTTTTGAGTATCTGTAAAATCAATCATTTCTATTCTTCCTCTTCGTGTTCATCAGATATACTTGATTTTTCAAGTGGAGCATATTCCGCGGTATCCTCGGGATCTTCTACATCTTTGGTTGTAAGAGATGTAACTTCATATTTATTTGATTCAATATATTCTTCTACTTCTTGAAGAATTGAATTATATTTGATTGGATCGGTTAACATATCATGTACGACATCTTTTTTGTAAAATTTATTAACTTCTTTAACACAATCTTTTGGATCTAAATTCTTTTCAGCCGCAATCGATTTTAAATCATTCATCCAATATGACCATGCTCCGCTTTGTCCCATATAATTGATTTCAATAAGAAAATCTACAAAGCTAGCATAATTATCTTCTGGTAAAAATCCTTTTACATAATTAAAATAAATTTCAATTGCTTGTTTAGGTTTGAATAATCTGTTTTTAGATGGAACAGACATTTTGATGAATTGACCATCTGAATCTTGCTTTGATTTAGCCATTCGTATTAATACATCACAAAAATGTTTACATGCTTGTCCACCGGGCATAGTATATTTATCGCCATGTGTAGGTCTACCGGACATATCCATATTAATACGAGATTGATTGATGAAAATTACTCCCATGTTCGCTTTTTGTACAGATCCACGAATTTTACGAAGAGAACGAGTAATTATTTTGGCTTGGGATGCCATTTCTTTATCATCCATTGCACGCTCTTTTTCGTCTTTTGTAGGAGTTGAAGCAATAGAATCATATACACAAAGTATATCTAATTCATTTTCACCCAATGAAATTTTTTGTATGCAAATTTGTTCAATCATTTCAAATGCTTGTTCCATATAATCTGGTTGAAGATGGAAAAGTTCTTCTTCGTTTACATCAAATTCTTTAATTCTTGTAGATGTTAATGCACGTTCTGTATCAATAAATATAGTCATTAATCCTTTTTTTTGTGCTTCTGCTAGTAAGAAACCAGTTAAAGAAGTTTTCCCACCTCCTTCTGGACCATAAATGACAGACATTTTTCCAGAAAGTGGGAAGCCCCCCGTAAGGGGCCTCCCAGAGATCATATAATTCAATGTAGGAACACTTGTTTGGATGAATTTTGTATCGGGGATTTTTGTAACAATACAATCTTTATACTTTTTATTTAGTAATTTATTGACTTCATCTTTAAATTTTCCCATTATTTCTTAGCACCTTTTGCCTTTTCTGCCATCGCTTTTTTCATTTTAGAAAAAGCGGATTCTTCTTCTGCTTCATTATTATCTTCATCTTCTATTGGAATTGCTGGTGGAACAGATGTAATTGGTGCAGCACCTTTAAGATCTTTAATTCCTAGATATTGATCATCATCGTCTTCCTCATCGGAAGATTCTTCTTTAGTTTTATTTTTATAAATTATTTCCTTAGAAACCGTTTCTTTTTGATCATCTTCGTCGCTAGTTTCAATAACATCTTCTGTTACAGGATATTCATCGTTTGCTTCGTCTTCATCAGATTCTACATTGCCTAAGAAAGTTTTAACTGCTACATCATATGTAGAATCAATGAGTTCAAGAATTTTTTTAGATGGTTTGGTAATTTCCATGAGATTAGGAATTTCAAGATCTTTTAATACTTCTGTCTCTTCAATTACGTGCTTCGGCATTTTAACTTCTGTAATAGCTGGATATCCTTTTTCGTTAAGTGTAAATATGATATTGAATCCATCAGCAAGTGCAGTATCACGCTCAGAATCCGAAAGATCAGAATCCATTTTTTGTACGATGTTAGCGATATCATATTCCGACAAAGATAGTTTGTATATGGTTTTTCCAGAATAATGATATACCAATGCTAAAAAGTTGAGTTTTGGTGAAAGAATTTTATGATCTTCTTTACTAAGTTCTTTTGAGTGCTCTTTTAGCATTTGGCAAAATTTACATTTACCAAATACCTTTCCATTATCATCGAGACTATTCATACACGTTGCGAGCTTTGTTAGCTTTCCAACTTTAAATCTATGAATATATGTTTCAATCCACCAGCAAAGTTCTTCGCCACGTGGTAATAACCGAACAGTTAGTTTATTGTTTGTTGTTAGAAATTTAGAAGGATAAATGAATTTAATAAACGATGGTCTTTCACCATCAAAATTATCACCTGTAGGATTCTTATACTTTTCAAGAAGTGTTTGAAAAAATTGTTTACTCATATTTTTATCGTGTCCTCTCTCGTTTTTCAATTTTAATAGGTTTGTTCGTTGCTTCAATTGTTTCAGTTAAGGTTGTATAGAATTTTCTATCATCTTCTTTCTTCACAGCATACATAATTTCATCATGCAGTAGATATACTGGTATCATATCACTTTTTTTGAAAATGTCAACCGCCAGTAATAAAATTGAGTCTATGACATGAGCGCAATGATATTTCCTGTGTTCTTTAATAGCATCCTTTTTATCAATAAATGGAATAAATGGATTTACTATTCTTCTATATCCTTCAATACAAGCAAGATTTTTTTTATATTTTTCCAGTATTTTACTATTAAATGCTATCATATTATCATCAAGATCATCAAAAAAACATTTGAAAGCACTAATATCAAAATCTATTGTAATTTTCTGTTTTAAATAGTTTATAATATTAGACGTAGACATTTTAGAATGAATATAAATATTAAGAAAAAATTTAATAAATTCTATTTCATTTTGATTTGTTGAATTTCTTCTAATTTCAATTAAATCTTTAATAGAACGAATATTACTAAGATCATATAAAACATAAGGTTCGGCAGAAAACATATCTAAATTATAAACAATATATTTATTTTTTAAATATGAAAAAACTAATTCTTCTTTTTTTACTTTATCCAATTGTATATTAAAATTGCTCTTGTGTACATACCATCTGCCATATTCACTGATATTTATTGTTTGTTTAATCTTATCTCCGTTTCCATCTATCATTCCTTTATCATAATTATTTAGTAATTTACTCCCAAAATGTATTAATTTAATCAGTTTAGATGTTGAATCGCAACAAAGAGCATTAACAAATTGTTTTTTAAGAAATATACTATAGTCATCTTTACTTGAATAAAAATTTTTATTAAAATAATGACTTTTATATCCAGAAAAATAGTTTACAATAATTTCATATCTCAAACAAGTATTCAATTCTTCTAATATTGTTGGAACGGCAAAATTAGTTATAATAAGATGAAAATTAGATAAATTCATTTGCCATTTATTTTGATCTTTTATATCATAAGTATTAACTATCATCTCATTTTGTGGCGCAGAATAAATTGTAATTATATTTTTATTTAATAATGCTAGACAAGTAGAATTATCAAAAGCAAAATCATTGATTTTTGATGTAATTTTTATAAAATAATCAAAAATATCTTCACATGTATCTGATATATTAAATGTAGGAATTTTTAAAGTAGTACACCAATTAGCTATCAATTCTTTATTTGCAATAGTTATCAATTTCTGCATCAATATTCTCCTTGTAGTTAACTGGATAAGATAAAAGAAAATGAATAAATGGAATCATATTTTCTCTAATTTCAGTTTTTAATGCAGCTTTACCTAATTTGGTATAAATTTCATTTGGATCTCCCGATTGTAGTTGAGACACATAAATATTAGAATAATATTTCATAAACAGTTTTCCGAGTTTAATTATACTAGAAGCAATTTCTTTATCTTTTTTAGCAGAATCTAATACAATAACTATTTTTTTATGTTGAGATATTTTATTTTGGATTTGTTCAAATATACCATTTACCAATGATTTTCCAAATAAACAAATTGAAACATAATCTTTAAATGCTGCATTTATAGAATAAGAATCAAAGTATCCTTCTGCAATATATATAGTATCTGAATATATATTTGAAAATACTTCATCTTGAAATCCCATTAGATGTTTGATATTTATTAAATCATACTCACTAGATATGCTTCCAGAAATATTTTTATATCTTTGTGATCCGTCTAAATTTATATAAGATCGGCAAAGAAAACTCTTAATGTCTCCATCTAAAGTTATAGGTATATAGATGAATTTTTCATCGGCATAATATTTGGAAACTTCTTGTTTATCGTTCCTCGTTCGAGATAATGCATATTGATATGGAATTTTTAATTTAGAAATAGGAAAAAGCCCATAATCTTTTATGAATTTATGAAATCCCGATTCTTTTTGCTTAGATGTAACATCGTGAACATTAGATACAATAATACGCGAAAATATGTCATAATTTGATAGATTGGTTAATTCTTCTAATAATTCTATAAAACTGGATGCTGATCCAATTTCTTTGAAAAAATTGTATAATGTCCAACTGGTAGAACATTTGTGACAATAACAATTCGACCAATCCAAATTTATTGTAACTTTAAATGGCCCTCCACATTTAGGGCAATTTGTTAAAATTTTTTCGGTAGTTGGGCCATTTTTTGTTGTTAAAGATTCATTAATAAATTGTTTTACTCGTTCTTCGTTATTTTTAACTATATCTTTTATACTATTCTGTTTCATCGTCATCTTCGATTCCGTCGCCGACTTGCCAATCTCGCATTAGGCAACGAGAGTAGTCAATATACAGTTTTCCTGTCCCGCCTTGCTCACCATATCTATTAGCTATCCATGCCATTAATCCTTCGTGATTTAATTTATCTTCGTTTGTAATATTTAATGATAAACATGCTGTAACAATTCTGGCAATTCCGTAACTTTCAGCCATCGAATCCAAATCTAGTATACTACCACCATTTAGTTTTTCAACTGATCCGCGATTACTTTGAGTAACAGTAATAATAGGGATGTTATATTCTTCTGCGAGTGCTCTTAAATCGTAATAAATTGCATCTAATTCCCATCGTTTTTGATTATAATTGGTAGAGCATGTCATGATATCAGCATAATCTAATAGCAGCATATCGATTTTTTCACCTGTAATAGTTTCATGTTTTCTTAGATGTAATTCTAATTTTTCTGGTGTTAGACGAGCAAATGATTTAATATGTAAATGTCCAATATTTTGATCCAATAGTGATTTAGCTTTTTTAACTGTTAAATTTCCTACACGTAATTCATTTTTTGTCATACCTAACATTCTCATATCATATCGTTCAGCTACTCGCTCTTCTGGCATTTCTAGTGAAATATGAATAATATTTTTTTTGAATATGAGTGCATTTGCACCTACATTAACTAGAAAATGCGATTTGCCGGTTTTTGCAGGAGCCATGATAGTTAGTAATTCTCCACCACCGATTCCAGATTCCATAAATTTATCTATAATATGAAAACCTGTAGGAATTTTACCAATAAGATCTGTTTTATTTACTCTATTTTCACATCTATCAAGGAATACATTTGGATCAAATGCATCAATTCCAATATCAGTAATATCTGTACCAATAGACATTGCATCTTTTATCTTTGCACTAATTTCATCATAACCATCTGGATCTTGAATTAAAGGAAATGATTCTATAATAGCTTTTTTCATTGCTTGATGTTGAATAAAAGTTTTTACTTTGTCAGAAATAAAATTTGTTTCATTTGAATCAAGAAATCTATATTGATATAAATTTTCAACTATATCCTTAATATTTTCATTTACAAATTTTTCTGGTATAAATTCTAATAAATTGATTTTATTGGGTAAACTTTTATATGTCTGAAAATATTTTTTAATTCCAGAATGAATAATACTGAAAGAAGAATTTTCAAAAAATTTAGATTCTATGAGTAATCCTATTTTATTGATGAACATCGGAGATTGGATACATGCTACTAATATTTCTGTTTGAAATTCTGGTCTAAAAGAAAAACAATCTGCTTCATAGATAAGGTTGGACGAATTACTCAATAGAATCTATCCTTTCCATTTTTTGTTTAATAATGTAATCAACTGATTTATCACCCGATGTTCCTTCTACTATATAAGATATAAATTCTTTTACAAATTCACCTTTAAATATACTAACTATTTCAATATATGTAAAATGTGGATTCAATTTTTTTAGTTTTATTAAATTTGAAACATCGACACTAAAATCTGAAATTAAAGGACTAGAATTTTCTAGTTTAAATCCTCGCTTTTTATTCTTTTCTAATGTTCTTTGATCTAATTCTTTATAATTTTGATACATTTTTTGACATTTTTCAGATAAAATTATATTTGCTTTAGGTGGAATTGTATCAGGCAATCCCATAAATTTTGTAACATCTTTCCAATGTGAAATTAATACTTCTATTGTATCTAATATATCAACCTTTTTTTCAAGTAACGAGATAATTTGCTTCCATGCTGTTTGAGAATTTAGATATGTTTTGACAGAAGAAAAATTAGATGGAATTTCATCTAATTTTTTTGGTGTAGATATTCTACCTATAGGTTTTAATGTATATTTGTAAAGAATGGTATTATATTTTTCGCAAATAGTTATAATATTATTTAATAATTCAATATTTTCTTTTTCTTTACTAGAAATCAATAATTTTCCCATTTACTCACCACCTAGAAAAAATGTTAGTAAAATTGATATATTATATTTATCTTGTTCGGATACAGTTGGTAAAATTGATATTTTTAAATCGGATAACATTTTTTTAAAATTTCTTGTAATGTGTAAATTAGAATCCGATCTATTAATAATAATATTTTTATTTATGTCTTCATTTTTTTCAATCCAATTTAATATATCAGTTATTCCCTTTTCTAAAATATATAATAATTTTTTTAATTGATCGATGTCACATTCTAAATCATAATCAGAATATATAATGTTTGCATATAAATTTTCTAGTAATAATGAAGATGAAAGAGCTGTTTTAATTTTTGACAAAACACCCGAATATACGTAATATATATAAAGAAGATCTTGATTGCATTTATCGGTATATTTATTATTACTGACATTATGAGTTTTAATGATACAATTTTTAAAACTTTTTGGCTGAGAAAAATCCAAATATGATATAAAAGTATCAGATTCTTCGTTTTCTACAAAATCATCGTAATGAAGTATTGATTGGTGTTTTCGCAAATAAATTGTATATTTAAGCAAAGTGTTCTTGATAATTCTATTAATATAAGAAAATGCTTTGCCTTTTTTATCACTAAATCTAGGAATAGATTTTAAAATTTCAATAAAACAGTTTGAGACAGCATCATCTTTATTATTTTGAATAACACTATTATATGCAAATTCTTTTCCAATCATCTTATGGATTTGAGTTGTTAATGGAGCTAATAATTCGCTTAAAACTTGTACATCTTTTGTATCATTATATTTATCTATTATTTGTATTATTTTATTTTCATCAAAATAATTTTTATTAATAACTTTTGGCATACCATCACAGCTTTCTAGGAATTTTTACAAAGTATAGCACTTTTTATGAACTTTGTCAAATATTTGGAACCTTGACAGATGATACTTTATGTGCTAAAATTTTGGCCGAGGTGATAAGAATGAATGCAACAGAGTGTATTAAAAAAATTTCATCGTCTTGGTCGGAAAAATATCGTCCTACGAAATTGTCAGACATTGCTGCATCAGATTCCATTATAACATTTTTAACAAATTGCGTCAATCGGAATGAGTTACCGAACTTGCTATTATATGGAAGAGCGGGAGTAGGCAAAGGGTCTATCATTAATGTATTAATAAAAAATCTTCCAACAGATGTATTATATTGCGATTGTTCTTTGTATACAGGAATAGATTTTATTCGTGAGAATATTCAACCATTTGCTAATGCTGGACAGTTGGATAAAAGTAAGATAAAAGTTATTGTCTTAAATGAAGCAGATAGATTATCTTCTCAAGCGATGGATTCGTTAAAGCAAAGCATGGAAGATTATGATATGAAATGTAGATTTATTTTTGCATGTAATAGAGTTAATAAAATAGCCGAACCAATCAGAAGTAGATGCATTAATTTTGAGATCAAGCCACCAAAGGAAAAATATGTAGAAAGACTGCTTTCAATTTTAGAAGCTGAAAAAGTAGATTTTGATGAAACTGCGATCAATGTAATGGAACAATGTTATCCTGACATGAGAAAAGCATTAAATACTCTTTATTCTATTTTTTTAGCACAATGCAATATTTTAAATGTTAAAAAAATAAAAGAAGAAGTAAAATATTCAAAGTTGTTTGAAATTATATTTAATAAAAATGTCGAAGTAAAAGAGTTAATTGAAGCATTAAAATCAAATTATTATGATGATGATATTTTTAGTGAAATGGCGAAATGGTTCTTAGAAAATAAACCAAATTCGCCAGAAGCCATTATAGCAATATCAGAAGGCGATTATAGAAGTAGTATAGTTTATGATAAGGATTTGAATATATATTCTACAATTTTAACTATTCGTGAATTGACTAAATAGGAATGATTTTTGGATGAACTTTACGTTGATCTCCGATTTTACGTATACGATAAATGAACTTTTAAAAAAGCAAAATAGAAAGTTATCTCGCTCTTGTATTTATGTAAATGTATATGATTGTGATATCTTTTTTACTTCTCATGCTTTTAGTAGATTAGAAAAAAGATTTTCTGATTATTATTTTGATTGGGTATTTTCTGGAATAGTAAAAAGCACTAATGCACTTAAAAAATTTAGGAAAACTGGAAAAAGAGTTAAGGGAATTTATACTAATAATAGTAAAAGAAATACAGATTTTTGGATAAGTAGATACAGAATGATACGTCATGTTTTTACTATTGAATATAATATTCCATTTGATATATTATTGTATGATTTTGAAAAGAATAATTTTATTGAAGTTATGGATACATCTGAAAAATATATTTTAAAGACATTGTATTTTGATTCATATGCTAAATGAAGGGAAGAAAACGATGTGGCAAATATTTTACTACTAGATAAAGATCAAATCGAAACGATATATTCAATGTTAAGCCTCATTCCGAGAGGAATATTTGGTAATGCTATTTTGTCATTAAGTAAAAAAGATGATAATCAAATTTATGCTGGTATTGAAGCAGTTAATGCAGCACATGAATATATAATTTCTTTTGATAAACCATTTCAAATCGATAATATTGTTTATGAAGAATTAGAAACAAAAAGATATGCTTTCTTTTGTACAGATTCAATATTAAATTTATTTAAAACATCAGATGAGATTATCTTATCTGAAAATATTATATCTGCGCAAAAAAGAAATAGTAAAGGTAATTTAACATCAGAAGTAACCTTAACATTGGTTAATGATATCAGCGATATTATAGAAGTGCCACATACGATGAAGGAATTATATGATGTAACAGAAGAAAGTGATTCGGCAATACAATATGCAGAGGTAGATTTATCGACAGAAGATATAGACAATGTATTATCTAATATCAATTTACTCGAAAAACCAGATGTATTTACAATTAAAACGAACGCCAAAGGAGATATTATAATTTCTTCTAAAGATTTTACTAAGTCACAAATGAAAGTGATATTAGAATCTAAATATCCAGTGACAGGAATAACATTGAAATTAGGTGAACCATTGGTAAAAATTTTAAAAGAAATGAAGAAGTTTAAAGATAATACTAAAAAACTACATTTATCATCAAACATGGTGGGATTTATTATTGATGATAATATATTTTATGCAGTAGCGACATTGGAGAAATAGTAATGAATAAAATATTACTAATTGATTATTTTAATATTATAAAAAGATATATGTCAATATCAAGTGATATGGATAATGGAACGTATATCGATTTATCTGTTGATGCGGTAATGAGAAGTCTAACTAGGACTATTAGTATGTATAGTCCTAGTTTAGTTATTGTTTGTATGGATAATGGGAAAAATAAACGAGCAATGTCTATCAATAGTAATTATAAAGCTAATCGTTCAAAATCAAAAAGTTTAACAGAAAAAGAAAAAGAACATGATAGAATTGAGTTTGCTAAACAATTAATTGAAATATTTCCTATTGTTAAAGTAGAGCAAACAAATACAGAAGCCGATCAAATCATTTATTATGTTTATAAACTTTTATCAGCAAAATTAGAAGAAACTGCATTTATTATAGCTTCTAATGATTCAGATTTTGTTCAACTATTAACCGATGAAAATGTAATATTGTATGATTGGAAGAATACTTATACCAAAGATAATTTTAACGAATCACATAAATATCTAGCAGATTTTAAGAATATAAATAACTTTGCATTGGCTAAAAGTTTAATTGGTGATACATCAGATAATATTAAAGGGTTAGAACATTTAGGTTGGAAAACGGTTAATAGGTTATTTGAGATGATTGGAAGCTCAACTAATTTAGAAAGTATAGATCATTTATTAGAACTAATGAAATACACAAAAGAACATTTAACAGCAAAAAATGAGTTAAAATTTATTGACAAATGGTACAACGAAATTAGTAGTAATAAAGACAGATTGTTTAAAAATCAGAAGTTAATTGATCTTTCTTTTTTAGAATCTCCATATGTAATTGAGATTGTTAATAGTTTTAGAAGTTCAATTGCAACTGATGCAAAATTTGATACCGATTCATTTAGAGATTTAATCAATAGTGATATGTATAAGAGTAAATTTGAAGAGGCAGAAGACAATCCATATTTTCAAAAAAATTATTATTTGAATTATAATATTTTTAATTTTCAATTAAAGCGAACTAATACATATCTTAAAATGCTAAGGGGGAAGATTTAATTGATAGAAGATATTATTCGAGAATTAACTAACACATCTTCTAAGATCGAGCAAAAAGAAATTCTCGAAAAACACAAAAATAATGATATGTTTAAATATATACTATTGAAAGCATATGATCCATTTGTAATGTATAACATAAATAACACTATTCAAGATAAATGTGGCACGAATTGTATTGAGGACAAAATTACTGAAATCAAACAGATTTTGACTAAACTTGAAAAACGAGATTTGACGGGAAACTCCGCAAGAGCTAAAATTATGGAGTTGGTATCTACATTAACTAAATTTTCTGCTGACATTTTTATTGGAATATTAAATAAGGATCTGAAATGTAATATCGGAGAAAAGACAATCAATTCAGTTTATAAAGATCTAATTCCTACTTTTTCTGTTCAACTAGCCAATAAATATAAAAATTTCAAAAATAAGAAGAATAGCGAAAGAATACAGTCATTCTATTTTTCTCCTAAATTAGATGGTATTCGTGCCTATTGGTCGATCAATGATAAAGATAATATATATTCCAGAACGGGGAAACCATTTGTAGGATTGGAGCATATTTTAAAAGAAATTCAATTTCTTCATAATAAAGTAAAATTTGATTTTATTGATGGAGAGTTGCTTATAAAAGGATATATTTTTAATGAAATACAAAGCGTAGTCTTAAAATCAAAAAACTTTAATGAAAACGAGAAGAAAAAAACATATTTTGCAACATTTGCTGTAGGAAATTATAAAAATACATCTGAAATGGTTGAAATAATAAACAAGATAAAAGAAACATATATTCCATCTTTGCATCATATTGAATGTGTTGATTATGGAATTATATCAAATAATTATGAAATAATAAAAAGAAAATGCGATGAGTTGATTGGATTAGGTTATGAAGGAATAATGTTAAGGAGTAAATTGATTCCATATTCGTATAAAAGAGATGATTATCTTCTTAAATATAAACCAATTGATGATGAATCTTTATCTTCATATAAGGTAGCAGATTTAACTATCAAAGAATTTTATGAAGGTACCGGAAGAAAAACCGGCATGTTAGGATCTTTACTTTGTGTAGGTAATATTGATGGCAAGGAGATTCAAACTAAGATTGGGTCAGGATTTACAGATGAGGAAAGACAAGAAATTTGGAATAATCGGCAAGAGTATTTAGATGGAGAAATTGAAGTAAAATATCAAAGTATTACAAAGAACCAGAATGAAGAAAATTTATATGCTTTGCAGTTTGGAATAAAAGTTGCAATTAAATTAGATAGATAGAAGGTGTAGTGTTGAAAATATTATGGTTTACAGATGTACATTGTTCCAATAGTGCATCCAATATTGATAATATTCATCTAAATGAAACAATATCATTATTTGCTCAAATCAGACAATATGTCATGGATAATCCAGTTGATATTGTTATTTTTGGTGGAGATATGTTTAATGATTCTACTAAGATTGGTACAAAAGTTTTAACAGTTTTATCAGAGGTAATTTCATCTTTATCCACATGTGTTCCTATCTATATGATAACAGGCAATCACGATACGATTGAAGATACAATGAAAGAAACGGTTGATGTAGGAGATAATGGATATTTTAAATTTGCACGGAGTAATTTACTATATCCATTTTTTAAGTATGAATCGGTAGTAGGTATAGATAAACCAGTTGTATACAATCTTGATAAAAATTTATCTTTATTTTTTGTTCCATATTGTAGCAATCCAACATCACATATTAAAAGATTATTAACCAATACATCTAATAGTAATAAATTTCTTTTTGGTCATTTTGATTTAACTGATATGAACTATGCAAGGATAAATGAATCAGTAGATGGAGTTGACTCAAAATATTTAAACGATAATTTTGATCTGTCATTTATTGGACATATACATGAACCAATGGAGAAAGGAAATACTATTATAACTGGTAGTAGTAGAAATATTGATTTTACTTCTATTAGTGAAGAAAAGTATTTTTATGTAATTGATACAGATAAAAAAACATTTGAAAGATTCGCAAATGCTGACACCTGCATATATAAAATATGTCAGGATTCTGCCGACCTTCTGATGTATATACAAAATAACGGGTCGGAAGTGATATCAAAAACAAAAATATTGTATAGATATAAAAAACTTGAAGAAATTAAAGAGATATTAGCTATTAAGAAATACTTTAAACAAATAAATTTTGAAAAGCCTATTTCAAATGAAAATAGAAAGACATTAGCAGATGTAAAGCAAGATATTTTAAAAGATAAGTTTACATTGATTAATAAAGATAACATCAAAGATTTTATGTTAAATTTTATTGATGATAAAAGTGAACATAGTAAGTATTTAGAAGTATTTAAAACGATAATGGAGGCACCTGATGAGACTAAAAAAGATAAAAAATAAAAATTTTTGTTCTTTTGAAGATGCTGAATTGGAACTTTTACAAAATTCATCAGATAAAAATGCCATATATTTAATTCATGGAATCAATAAAGATATTACTGATGATAGCCCAGAGGAAACAAGCAATGGATCTGGGAAATCAACGATTATAGGTGAGAGTGTAACTTTTAATTT